CTAATATATTTGATGAAACTGTTGCAAGTTTTAATATGTCAAACATATTTCTTCATAAAAACAATCTTGGTAGATTTACATATGAAAAATGGCAGAGTTTTGATAAAAGTTTAAACAATATTGATCGTAATGATTTTAAAGACATTCCTGGTAAAATAGGAATTAATCTTAACAGACCATATACTATAAAACCTAACGAAGAATACGCAACTTGGTGCAAAGATAATAATTTATATCCAGCCGGTGACCGTATAACACTTGCAAATTTTGTAAATTTAGAAAGTAATTTAACAATTTATCGTGAACTTTTTATTAAAAATTTTGTAGACATTGATAATCCTCTAAAATTTGTAATATAAAAAATTTAAAAATAGATTGATTAATGAGAAAAAATCGTTTATTATAAAAAGAATGGAAAAATAAAATGGCTAAACCCTTTGATATATCAAAATTTCGTAAAGATTTAACAAAAGCAATTCCTGGTATGAGTGTTGGCTACAATGACCCAACTGATTGGGTATCCACAGGAAACTATACTCTCAACTATCGCATCAGTGGTGATTTTAATAAGGGAATCCCTCTTGGCAAAGTAACTGTATTTGCTGGCGAAAGTGGCGCAGGCAAAAGTTATATTTGTAGTGGCAATATTGTTAAAAATGCACAAGAACAAGGTATCTATGTTATACTTATTGATACTGAAAATGCACTTGACGAAGATTGGTTGAAAGCACTTGGCGTGGATACTGATGAAAGCAAGTTATTAAAACTTAATATGGCAATGATTGATGACGTTGCTAAAACCATTACTAACTTTATGGATACTTATAAGGCTTTGCCAGAAGGTGATCGTCCAAAGGTATTGTTTGTGCTAGACTCACTCGGCATGTTGCTTACACCAACTGATATTAATCAGTTTGAAGCAGGTGATCTAAAAGGTGACATGGGTCGTAAGCCAAAGGCTCTAACGGCACTTGTTCGTAACTGCGTTAACATGTTTGGCAGTTATAATATTGGCATGATTGCGACTAATCACACATATGCTTCACAGGATATGTTTGATCCAGATGATAAGATTAGTGGTGGTCAAGGGTTTATCTATGCATCATCTATTGTCGTAGCAATGCGTAAGTTGAAATTAAAAGAAGATGAAGATGGCAACAAGACCTCGGAAGTAAATGGCATTCGTGCCGCATGTAAAATTATGAAAACACGTTATGCCAAACCATTTGAAAGTGTTCAGGTTAAGATTCCATATACAACTGGTATGAGTCCATATAGTGGTCTCATTGAAATGTTTGAAGACGAGGGTATTCTTGCCAAGGTTGGCAACATGCTTCAATACACAAGTCCTGTTACTGGTGAAATTACTAAAGCATTCCGTAAAAATTGGACAGATGAGCAACTTGATATAATTATGAGTGAGTATGGCAAACATACCGTAATTACTAAGAAGGAAAAAGTAGAAGATGAGTGATACAAGCGAATTACTTGTAGTATTCTGGCAAACTGTTAAAGAATACATTTCAGCAAAAGACCGACAAATTGCAGCAGACCATGTTGTCAACGAGTTGGTTGATTTGGGCATTACTGACAACGATTTACAAGCATTGGCTGTTGATAGTGCTATGCGAGCAGCTATTGCCGAGCATCTTGATGTAGAAGATAGTGATGAAGATAGTGACGACGAATGAGTGGTTGGTATACCAAGGTTAGCCAAGATTTATCCAATATTCCAAACTTCATAGAATATTATGAAAACGAATTAGAATCGGCAAAGCGTGATATTGGTATCTATGGAAATGTAGAAAAAAATTTAAGTGGTTTGCCTGGTATTACTGAGCATCGTTTTAATCAACTACAAGAAATTGAAGCCATTCTTAATCACCTTAACATTCAATTGCGCAAAATTCGTCGCAAACATTTTCAAAAATACCTAGAACATTATGCTCGTGCGCTAACTGCACGGGATGCAGAAAAGTATGTCGATGGTGAAGAAGAAGTTATTGACTTTGAAACTATTATTAACGAAGTTGCCTTGCTGCGCAATCGGTGGTTAGGAATCATGAAAGCAATGGAAAGTAAAAACTTTATGCTTGGTCACTTGGTCAAGTTAAAAACTGCTGGCATGGAAGATTTTAATATATCTTAATTATTTAATTAAGTGTATAATCAGTAATATATACAAGATATCAACGAGGACAATATGAAGAAAGCACTTATTACAGGCATTGCTGGTCAAGACGGCAGTTATCTAGCAGAACTACTATTGGATAAAGGTTACGAAGTTCACGGTCTTATCCGTCGCAGTGCAAACTTTGACCATCCAAATATTCAAAATGTTAAAGATCAAGTTAAGTTTCATAACGGTGATTTGAGCGATTCGAATAGTATTCGCAATCTTATTGACAAGGTTCGTCCAGACGAGATTTATAATCTTGCTGCACAAAGCCATGTCAAGGTATCATTTGATATGCCAGAGTTGACTGGTGATACAAATGCTCTTGGACCGCTGCGTATTCTTGATAGCATTCGTGCTCTTAAGATGGTGAATGATACCAAGTTTTATCAGGCATCAACCAGTGAAATGTTTGGTATCCAGAAGTTTAATCCACAGAAGGAAGATACGCCATTCTATCCTGGCTCACCATACAGCGCAGCCAAGTTGTATGCATACTGGATTACAGTAAACTATCGTGAAAGTTATAAAATTTTCGGTTGTAATGGACTACTATTCAATCATGAGTCTCCTCGTCGTGGTGAACTTTTTGTTACTCGTAAGATTACCAAGGCTTTTGCCAACATGGTATTGGGTAAGCAGAAGGTGTTGGAACTTGGTAACATGGACTCACTTCGTGATTGGGGACATGCCAAGGATTATGTTCGTGCAATGTGGATGATGTTGCAGCATGATACGCCAGATGATTATGTTGTTGCAACTGGTATTCAAAGCAGCATTCGTGATTTCTGTAACCTTACTGCACAGTATTTTGGTATCACCCTTAAGTGGGAAGGCAGTGGCGTTGATGAAGTTGCTCGTAATGCTGCAACTGGTGATATTATGATTCAGGTTAATCCAGAGTTCTATCGTCCAGTTGATGTTGTTAATATTCAAGGTGATGCTTCAAAAGTTCGTGATGTTCTTGGTTGGAAACCAGAATATACACTTCAAGACCTTGTAAACGATATGTGCGAGACTGATTTGAAACTTGCAAAGGCATATCTATGAGCATGATTCTTGCTCCAATCGGCGTTGGAGAATTGTATGATAAGATTACAATTCTTCAAATTAAATTGCAAGAGATTGCAGATTTTGATAAACTAAATCATATTAGGCGTGAGTTAAGTGAACTTACCTCACTCACTGGAAAGTTTGAGGATGTTGATTTGGTGCAAGAGATTGCAGAACTATTGGAAGTTAACAAAGTTATTTGGCGTAATGAAGACCTTGCTAGAACATATGGTTCCACCGAAGATAAAAAACCATATGATACTGACTTTGTTCGTATTGCAAGTTCTACCTATGCTGCTAATACCCGTCGTGCGCAAATTAAACAAACCATCAACAAAAAGTGCAATAGCACTATCGTAGAAGCAAAAAGTTATACATAAGGAAGAATCAATGAAAAAGATACTAGAATTAGGTGATCACTATGTAAGTGATTTTATGAAACCTGGCGCTGAAATGCGTGAAACAAAACCTTGGAGTCTTGATCTTTATCTTGACGAAACCATTGGTGCGGCTCGTCTTGATGGTGTTGCACCACTTGACAAGATGTATGGTCAGTATTGGTATCGTAGTGGTATCAATACAAGTATGACAAAGCAGTTGGGTGAAATCGTAGCCGAGATTACAAGCCGCACAAAGATCAACAATGGCGATATCTGGCTTGATATTGCTTGTAATGATGGCACACTGCTACGTCAGGTTCCTGATAATATGATCAAGTTGGGCATTGATCCCGCTGACGACTCCTATTATGAAGAAAGCAGTAAGGTTGCAGAAGTCAAGCAAGATTTCTTTAGTCGTGAAGCATATGATAGCCTTGGTTATGGCAATGAAAAGGTAAAGGTTATTACTTGTATTGCTATGTTTTATGACTTGAATGACCCACGTCCATTTATTCGTGATGCTCACTCTATTTTGGCAGACGATGGTGTATTTGTTTTACAGATGAGTTATACCCCACTTATGTTGAAGCAGTTGGCATTTGATAATATCTGCCATGAGCATGTTTACTATTATGACCTACGTAGTATCAAGAAGTTGTTTGAAGGTGAAGGTTTTGTGTTACGTGATTGCTCGCTCAATGATACCAACGGTGGTTCATTCCGTGTTACCTTCCAGAAGGCTAGCAGCGATATCAAGAGTTTTGCAACTCAACAGATTCGTGATGTTTGCGAGTTCCGTATTAATTCAACTCTTGCTTATGAAGCACAGGCTTGGGATATTACTGATGAAGCACACTGGAAGGCATTTGGTGACAATATCTGGTCACTTAAGCAGCAAGTTCTTGATTTCTTGCATCAAGCAAAGGCAGAAGGTAAGAAGGTTTATGGTTATGGTGCATCAACTAAGGGTAACACACTTCTACAGTTGTTTGGAATTACACCAGACCTAATGACGGCTATTGCTGAACGTTCACCATATAAGTTTGGTTTGCAGACGGTTGGAACTAATATTCCAATTTGCAGTGAAGAAGAAATGCGAGCAGCAAATCCTGACTACTTACTTGTTCTTCCTTGGCATTTTTTGGATGAATTCGTCAAGCGTGAAGGTGACTTTATCGCAAAGGGCGGCAAACTTATAGTTCCTTGTCCTAAATTTGCCGTGATTGGTGCCTAATTCGGTTTTTTGCCGATTCGCTCATTTTGCGACGAGTTTCGTCAGAAATTATTCTGGTTTTATTATAATTGATAAGTGCCAACCTACATTTCTCACGGAGTTCGTCGCTTAAAGGAGCACGATTTTTTTGTGCAATGTTTAGTTTTTCTCGATGTTTTTCCGATAAAGGTTTTCCTTTTTTGGCGAAACTCATTTTAGCAAGAGATTCGGGCGAACGATTGCGTGATGCAAGTCCAATTTTTTCTCTCGTTTCTTTTGATGGATTTGCACCCCCATCGCCGCCGTCAGTTAAATTGTGTAATATGCCTGTTCCTAAATCTTTACGACCATATTTGGTAATAAGTTCTCGTTCTAAATTAAATGCTTGATCTTCTGTAAGATTATCTGAAATTATAATAATTCTATTTTTATCTTTTGGTGGTTTTACACGATGATGTGAAGAAAAGGCTCTATAACCTTTGCCTTTGCCAATGTAATATGGAGTTAAATCTTCACGAATGTATTGATATACATAATAAGTATTCATGCTGTTGCCCTCCTAGGCGATAGAGTAGGTGGGATTGCCGTCCGTGACCTACACTATTATTTATCATTATTATTTTGACAACGCTTGCTAATATAGGTATAATTAAAAGTATGAAAACAGTTGAAAATATTATTTTTTATAATCATTGGCATTACGGTGACCTATTCTCCACAAGAGGATGGGTTGCCGATATCAAACGACAGATGCCGCAATCAAACTTCTATTATGCACATAAGAAAAATTCTCGTGCAATTATTGACCTTGTGGAGACGCTAGATGAAGAAAACAACCGCACGGTTCTTGATGGCATCAATCAGTGGAACCGCTTTGGCAGTGACGACGATACCATTCTTATTAATACATGGGTGGGGTCATATATGGGATTATGGGCTAACACTCATCCTTCTTACATTAGCCATCACCGCATTATTGGCGAGTGCTATAATAATCTTCGTCAGCAATTTGGCATCGACCTCAAATTAAGTGATGATGTATGGGATTATGTTCCGCAGATTGATTATAGTAAGTATAATCGTGCTGCTGTAGATAATTACAAGCAATTTGTTGGCGACGTTTACTTGTTCTGCAATAGTGCAGTTGCAAGTGCACAAAGCAGCATGGACAATATGCAAAAGATTATTGAGCATGTAGCAAACAATCACCGTGGCGATACTTTTGTTGTTACTGAAAAGTTTGATACCAAACTTGATAACATTGTTTTTACAAGTGATATCTTCAATGATGCTTGTGATTTGTGTGATATCTCTTACCTATCAACCAAGGTTAACTTAATTGTTGGTAAGAATAGTGGACCATTTACCTATGCTAATACTAAGGATAATCTTCTTGATAAAAACAAAATTTTTGTAAATTTTAGTCACAAACCAGAAGATACCTTGCCATATGGCTTAGATATTGCAGCAGATTTCCGCAGCAGCGTGGTAACTTATTCAAGTCCAGCAGTGCGAATTATTGAAACTGCTATTAGCGATATCAAGAACAATAAGCAGGTCAGCGGTTTTAAGAATGCGTAAAATTGCAATTGTAATGAATAGCGAAACAAACTGTGGGATTCATACCTATGGTTTGTTTTCTTTCAATATTCTTAAACAAAGTAGCAAGTATAAATTTGAACTGGTTGAAGTTGACCATCAAAATGGTTTCTTTAATTACTTTGAAGAATCTATTGTAGATGGTATTATTTGGAATCATCATCCAACAACGATGCCTTGGTTGGGCAATTATGTTCTTGAACGAACGGGTATCCCACAGTTTGTTATTACAGGACACGACAATTATAATATCTTTACTCATGTAGATCATCATTTTGTTTGTGATCCTACTTTTGTAGCAACTGAAACACATAGTCCTGTTGGCAGACCACTTATATTTTATGATGATATTATGTATTCACCACCTGGTGAAGTGCTAAAGATTGGTTCATTTGGCTTTGGTCAGCATACCAAGAATTTTCCACGCATTATTGAACTAGTCAACGCTCAGTTTGATGAACCTGTTGAAGTAAACATTAACATCTCATATGGTGCTTATGTTGATATGACAGGTGGTCTTGCTCACAGCATTGCCGACCATTGCCGTGCTATCGCTAAACCAAATGTTAAGGTTAATATTACTCATGATTTTATACCAGACCGTTATAGTTTGGCAAAGTTCTTGAATAATAACGATCTCAACATGTTCTTATATGCCACCCAACCTGGTCGTGGTATCAGCAGTTGTGTAGACAGTGGACTAACTGCCATGAAACCTATGTTACTAAGTGATAGTAACATGTATCGTCATATGAATTGGAAGCAAGAATTGTTATCAGAAAACAATAGTATTCGTGAAACAATTGCTCGTGGACTAGAACCTACGAACGAGTTTCGTGAATTATATAGCAACGAAAATTATATACGAGATTTTGAAACAGTATTGGATAGATATTATGAGTAAAACTGCAATCGTTATTGGTGCTGGTGGATTTATTGGCAGTCATATTGCTAAAAGATTAAAAACAGATGGTTATTGGGTTCGTGGTGTTGATTTAAAACAACCTGAATTTGAATCTAGTGCGTGTGATGAGTTCTTCATCGGTGATTGCCGCAATCCACAAGTAGTTGACTTTATTATAAATCAAAAAGTTGATCGTGTATTTCAACTTGCTGCAGACATGGGCGGTGCTGGTTATATTAATACTGGCGTACACGATGCTGATGTTATGAACAACAGTGCCAAGATTAATCTTAATGTATTAGACACAGCATATCGCCAAGGCATTGATCAAGTATTTTTTAGTAGTAGTGCTTGTGTTTATAATGAACATAATCAAATGGATACACAAAATCCTGATTGCCGTGAAGAGACTGTTTATCCAGCTTTTCCAGATAGTGAATATGGTTGGGAAAAATTATTTTCTGAACGATTATATCTAGCCTATAATCGCCAACATGGTATGCGTAATCGTATTGCACGTTTCCACAACATCTTTGGCGAACATGGTACATGGAGTGGCGGTAAAGAAAAAGCGCCAGCAGCAATTTGCCGCAAAATCGCAGAATCTAGCGAAGGCGACGAGATTGAAGTATGGGGTGATGGATTGCAGACTCGTTCATTCCTTCATATTGATGACTGCGTTGAGGGTGTAATGCGTCTTATGGATAGTGATTTTAGTGGTCCAGTTAATATCGGCAGTGATTATCTTATTTCAATCAACGACCTTGTGCTTACGGTTTCGGCAATTGCAGACAAGACAATTACTATTAAGCATATAGATGGACCGCAAGGTGTTCGTGGCCGCAACAGCAATAATGAACTTATTAGGGAAAAACTAAACTGGGTGCCTACTCAAGATTTATATGCTGGATTAACTAAGACATACCGTTGGATTGAAGAACAAGTAAAGGCATCAAAATGAAACCCCGCGTATTATTTGTAACACAAACCCTTGGCGACAAGGCTGCGTGTGGTATTGGACTAATCGGTAACCTTATTGGAAACACGCTCATTACTCACCAAGAGTATGAGTTTCAGGTACTATATACCGATGGTTGGAGCGATGTAATGGCTGCTTATAATTCGTGGCAACCAAGCGCAATCATTTATAACTATGCACCAGGTACTACTCCTTGGATGGATCAACCACATCCACGTAGTCAGATTACAGTGCCACAAGTTCGTATTATGCATGATATGTATCAAGCACTTGCGGATAGTTATAATCCACATAATCATTATGGTTGGCAATATATTCTTGCAGATGATCCAAGCGTAGTAGGAAATGATCATGTATTCATTACTAATCGTTTATTACCGCCTACTACAACTCATATCTATCAAGATGGTGACAAGCCTATCATTGGTTTTCAAGGTTTTGGACCGCCACATAAAGGCATTGCTCGCCTTGCTCATAAAGTTCAAGAAGAGTTTGATGAGGCTATCTTGCGTCTGCATATTCCATTTGGGTATTATGAAGACCTCATTCATGGTTATGCTGGCAGTAACGCCAATGCTCGTGTTCAGGAAGTAAAGAGTATCATTACTAAACCTGGTATTGAGTTGCAATTTAGTCATGAACTTATGGAAACAGATGAAGTTGTTGATTGGTTAGCGCACAATACCATTAACTGCTACTTCTATGATTATCTTGATGGTGCTGGCATTGCAAGTTCACCTGACTATGCTCTTGCTGCTCGCCGTCCTATTGCCATGACTAAGAGCCATCAGTTCCGTAATTTCTGGAATGTTGAACCAAGTATCTTCATTGAAGATAAGAGCATCCGTGAAATCATTGCACAGGGCACGGCTCCGCTTGAAAAACTATATCGTGATTATAGTGCTGAGAGCGTTCTTGCTGATTATTCTGCAATGCTACGTAAATTAATACCCTAGCATTGCTAACTCTAAACCAAGTAGCGGTAAGTTATACTCTTTAATTCGTAAATTACTGCCAGTATAACCTCTGCTACTTGAACCTTCTACAACAACTTTATTATAGTCTAAACCTTTAATATCACAAAATATTTTTGCTTGTTGACTTAATGTATACTTGTTTTCATATACACAGTTGATTGCGTTGTGTTTAAGTTGATTATTAAGCGCCAAATCAATAACGGTTGGTACATCTTCTAAATTAAAAAAATCATGCTTACGATCTTCACTGATTATTACTTTATCATCATTTAATAGCCGTTGAAAGAATCTGTTAGGCGGTTCACTATAGTGTGCCAATCCAAATAGTCGTATATTATAGCAATTATCTCGTTCAAGTAAATCTATGGCTTGCGAATGTTTAAGTGCAGAATATGGTAATTTAGGCTGCACATAAAGTATGTCATCTTCATCTGCAAAATCTATATTGCGTTCGCTATCATATTCATAACCACTGCCTAAATGAATAAACTTTTTGTATGTGCGTTGGTTAATTAAATTATTAAACATGTGTAAATTTTTTCTTAAGAAAGTATCATCGGGGTTATGGATCATTTCACGACCATAAAATGCACAGTTGATTACGGTGTCAACAGGATTGGCTGTCATATAATTTGTAGTAGCTGTTAAATCCGTTAAATCAAGTTCATTGCTACTCGGTGATAACACATGATGTCCATATTCTGTATAATACTTAACAAGATATTTGCCGATATAACCGTTACCGCCTGTGATTAATAATTTCATTTGACTATAATATCCTAATATATAATGTATAGCAATATTTAATGGAAAAACCAATGACACCAGAAGAAAGCCATCAACACAGTCTTAAAACTTTAAACTACCTTGCACAGCTAGATGATTACCTTTCAGGAATTAACAATATAGCTGTTATGGGTGCTGGTATGGGATATGATGCGGTTTGGTGGGCAACACTTGAAAATAGCGATGGTCGCAAATATAACTTCAACGTTACTGCTGTTGAAATAGCACCACCTTTTGGATTAAAAACTGCTAACAGTGGTATGCGTTGGATTTTCGAAGATTTTTCAACGGTTCAATTGCCACAACAAGATATTATTTGGTGCCATGATGCGCTGCACTATGCGTTAAATCCTATTGGAACTCTTTTTCATTGGCACAAATTATTGAGACAAGATGGTTTATTAATTGTTGAAATGCCATATAAGCTTTCAATAAACAGTCACATAGAACATAATACGGTAAATGTTAACATGGTAAGTGGTATGTATCATGTTTATACAATGAGCAGTTTAATTGTTCAGCTAGCAAGTGCAGGATTTGATTGCCGTAGTGCAAATTTTCAATTAGACAAAGAAAGTGGTTGGTTGCGTGCTGCAGTATATAAGTCAAGTGATGAACCACGTTTATATAGCAGTCTCTATGAGTTAAAAGAAACAGGCAGACTTCCCTATTGCCTTGATGCTAGATTAGATGGTATAGATAATTTTAGCGAAAGCGATTTGATGCTTGAGTGGATTGACCGTTCTCAATCTATACTTTCGCTATGAATTTAATGCATACCAGAGTTTCCTAAAAACCCCTTGTTTTTTGTTGCAATGCAACATATATTATAATAAGTAATGTTGCAGTGCAAGGAGAAGATAATGAAGACGCTCACTACGATCTGGAAAAAACTTTTTCCATCACAACAAGAAGAAATGAGACGCAAGTTTGAAGCATTTATGGCAGACTGCCATGACCTTCGCGAGGTTGAATATCGTCTAGATATGTGGGACCGTAATTACGGTATGAATAAAAAAACTTTTGGTGGATTACAACTCCGCTAAATAAAATTATAGGGAGCGGGTATCAACGCTCGTATCGCCTATAACTAACTTACCCCCTGTTACTATTTGTAGTAGCAGTCCATAACTTTCAGGAGTTATGTTGTTAAAAACCTCGCTCTATGCGGGGTTTTTTATTGACATAGATTAAGTTAGGATATATATTATTATCTAATGGGGAATTAGGCTAGTGGTAAACCGTGGCCTTTGCAAGGCTAATTCATCAGTTCGACTCTGATATTCTCCACCAACATCAACAAGGGATACTATGACTGATATCAAGATTTTCTGGCACGTAAATGAACTAAATGGTTGGAACAATGTAATGGACCAACAGTGGGATTTGATTGAAAAGAGTAGATTAGAAGATGCTGCCAGTGAAATCAATATTTGTATAAATGGTCAGCCTTGGACAATTGATGCATGGAATCGTTCAAAAAATTCAAATAAAAATGTAGTTAAAACAAAAACTATATTTGTTAATAAAGATGCTGCATATCATGAATGGCCAACATTAATGCAAACGCATCACACCGCCAAAACATCAGAAAAACCATTTTATATTTGTTATATTCACCTTAAAGGATTGTTGCGTTGGGGTGATCCTAATGTAGGTGACTGGCGCGATTTTATGAATTATTTCACTATTGAACGTTGGCGTGATAATGTCGAAGCACTTGATCAGGGTGCGCAAGTTGTTGGCACAAATTATAATACTGAACCATGGCCGCATTTTGCTGGTAATTTCTGGTGGGCAAAAAGTGATTATGTGGCTACTCTAGACCCACTGCATCATCCAGAAGATAAATTAAATCGTGGATATACTCAGTTTAAACCACACCCAACAAATCCACATTGGCGTTTTGATCATGAAGCTTGGCTTCATAGTAAAAATCCAAATTACGTTGAATTAGCACGTAGTTTAGAACCAGGCGAACGTCATTACCGTGAGCGTTATTCACGGACCAATTATGTCGTCTAAACCTGGCGTTCCCTGTCTGCGAGTGCCAGTAAAGCTGTCTGGATATATGTAAGCAATATATGCTGCAATATTATTTTTTGTGTAATATTCTTGTAATCTAG